GACACTCGGAAGCGTCTCCCTTTTCTTTCTTAATCCTTGGTGCGGGGAATCGGACACGTGTACACGGTAATTCCCCTCTCTCGCAAGCAAACTGTTTTACTCCGTCGTAAAACATTGCGTCGGAGTGTACCAAAATCAGCGGCGGCGTTCAATCCAACGGAAAACCTCTCCTGAAAACCAACGCTTGTCGCGCGTTCCGATGTAAACGGGTTTCGGAAAAGTGGGGTCCGTCGTCATCTCGTACAGTGCGCGTCCGTTTCGTGCGAAGCCGGTGATCGCGCTCAAGTCGTGGATGGAAAGAAGGCCCTTCGACGCGCTGACGCGGGCGATCAAATCAGCCGCCTTCTTTACGATTTCTTTCTGCATGTCTTCCGTCATTGTAAGTGCAGGGGATACAGCTGTAGTCGTCATTCTCTTTCTCCTACTTCGGGGAATCTTCCCGTTTTCTGTACCTCGCTCAAAATCCCATCGTCCTCAATCTCCCATCTCTGCACCTGCTCATAGTGCTTGCCGAGAATGAAGCGTTCGTGGGCTTCCTTCAAGCCGGGAGTCGAATCGAGGTTTTCATGCGAGTTGTGTTTTAAGACGTTGATCAAAGCCTGACGCTCGTTTTCGTATGCATACTCCATCAGCTCTTGCGAGACGATGATGCCGTGGCGAATCGGCTCGAGGTTGGCTGCGGGGATCGTCTTACGGTGGTTTCGCAGTCTGGCGCACACCACCATCATGTAGCAGGCATGCTGAATGTCCTCGAGCAAGTCCTGCTCCTGCACTCCCATTGCCTTGTGACATAGAGCGCCGAGCATCAAGCTACTGGATATGTGATTGAAGTCCTCATAATCGGGTGTCGTCGGTAGCCGATCGACTGCGAAAAGGCTCATCGTGAAGGCGTCGATCAGCGCCTCCTTTTCCGTGAAGCAAAGCATGTAACCGAGTTGAGCGCACTGCTGACGCCGACGCTTTCGGCTGCTCTCCACGTCTTTGATCGTCTTTCGCGCATCGTCCAGGTCTCTGAACTTGCCGTTGATCAGCTTCTTTCGAGCGTCGATCTCGTGGCCGCGACGGCCTTTCTTGCGGGGTTTCTTACTGACGGGCATTGCTCTTTCCCTTTACGCTTTCCAAAAGAATTTCCTGAATCGTCGCCTTTCGCTGTCGTCTGATCATGACCAGCTCATCGACGGTATTTCGTGCAACGATGTAGTGAATAAAAACGGGCCGCGGGTGTCCGGCTTGAACCTGTCGCGTCGGTCCGATGCGTTCGCAAATTTGCTGAAACTGCTCGAGGTCCCACCAGTGCGAGAAGAACACGAGAATGTTTCCACCGTCCTGAAGGTTCAATCCATGACCGGCTGAGGCTGGGTGCGCGAAGAGCACGGGTATCTTTCCCGCGTTCCAGTCCCTGATCGTTTTCGGATCCTTGTCCAGATGCCGACCGTGCGGGAACGCCCGAAGAAGTCGTTCAAGATCAGACTTGAAGTGATACGACACGAGAACAGGCATGCCTGCTGCTTCTTCGACGACGGACTTAAGCGCTTCAATCTTTTCGTCGTGGACCTTTTCCCACGAACCTGCGTCATCCGTGTAGATTGCGCCGGATGCGCACTGCAAGCACTTCGTCGTGAGTGACGCGGCATTGACCGCTGTAATCTCTGCGCCGCTTTGAAGTTCTGCGATCATGTCGCGATTCAGCGTGTCATACATCGCACGGGCCTGCGCCGGCAGGTCGACGTAGATCGTGTTTTCGATCGGCTTCTCGATGTCGAAGTAGTCAGCGGCATCGAGGCTGACTGTCACATCTCGCACTGCGTCCTGAATCTGCTTCTGTGAATGCTCGAAAGGCTCCCACTGGACGGCATGCGGATCGGCTCCGACACGCTTCGGGTGAAACCATCGATCATGAAAAGCGCCGAAGGACCTTCCCAGTCGTTCGCCTCGATCGACGAAGAAGAATTGACCCCACAAATCTTCAAGCCCGTTCGGTGCAGGAGTGCCGGACAAACCTGCAAAACGCTTCACGTACTTGAAGGCGACTCGAGATAAGGCACGGGCGCGAAGTCCGCCGCCTCCGCCGAGGCGAAAGCCCTTGAGCTTCGTCGACTCATCGGCGATAACCGTCTTGAAGGGCCAGGCATCGCCGAGTTCTTTCTCAAGCCACGGCAAATTTTCGTAGTTGATCGTGTAGATGTCCGCAGGCTTTCTCAGCGCGGCACGTCTGGCAGCGGGCGAACCGACGATCGGAACAATCGACAGAAGGAGGTCGGACTTCCATTTCTCGACTTCATCCGGCCAGGTCGATTGAGCGACACGAAGCGGCGCGAGAATCAGCGCGGGGAAGTTCTCATCGCCGAGACGCTTCAAGGTGTCAAGCGCGAAAAGCGTCGATGCGGTCTTTCCCATACCCATGCCGGCCCAGACCATCGATCGGGGTGTGCCGATCATGTGGTCCATGATGATGCGCTGGTACGGTCTTGGCGTGAAGTGCGTCATCACATGTGCTCCGCGTTCTTTCTGTCGTGGTTCTGGCGGCTCGGGCGCTTCTGAATTTCTCGCAGGTATCGAGCCATGCCCGTGTACTTGCGCTCGAGAGATGTCAAACGCTGATGCACGTCGGGCGAACTCGCGAGAACGGCATCGGCACGGGCGGCAGTCGATACAAGGTGCTCGCGCATCGCGGCGATTTGTCCTGCAAGCCCTACGAGGTAAGCGACGATAAAGGCAATAATAAGAATTAAAAATATAATTGCCACATTTATAACCATCATCTTTTGCCTCCTATTTATTTAACTGTTTTTGAATTCAAAAGCTCGTTTATTTTTTCTTTTGAATCGAGCACGTAAACTTCGCATCCGGCGTTTCTCATCAGCTTGTGTTCGCGTAGCTGGATGGGCCGCGGGTGCTCTCCCTCCTTCTTGAGTTCAACCCAAAAGTGCTTGCCGGCAAGCATGACGAATATGTCCGGCGCGCCTGCATGATTTGACCATTCGCACTTTCGAGTTAAACCGCCGAGAGACTTGACCTGTTGTTTGATGTAGGCGACAAGCCTCCCTTCCGGCGTCAATCGATCAAGCCTCCGAATACCTTTTCGCCTTCCTTTTCGCGAAGGTAGCGAAGCGACTTCCAGCCGCGGAAGTTTGCGTACATTGCATAAGGCGTTCCCTCAGCACGGGCGCAGTGCTCGAGCGGCGTCATGTGTCCTTTCTCGAGTAACATCTTCACAAGGGCCTTGTCCTCTTCAAGCGTCGACTTTCGTCCTTCCTGCTTGCCGACACAGACGCGGCAGCAGGCCGCAGTGCATCGGACCAGAAGCGCCCAGAAGTCGTTGTCATCGGGAAAGAATTCCGCATAGGGCATGTGCGTCGTCGATTCGTCGACCTTCGTTGCGAGCATCGACATCTTCATCGCGAGAGCCAGTGCGCGCATTTCCGGCTGAGCGTCTTTGGCAAGTCGGAGCTTGAAGAAGTTGTCCAGCTCCGTGGCGGTCACAATCGTTCGAATCGGAAGGAAAGGCTCGAGCGCACGATTCAGCACCTGCTTATGAATGCCGTATGCGGCACTCATGCCTTCCACGCGGTCGGCCACTTCGTTCGCGAGGTCCTTCCAGTCTTCGAAGAAGCTCATCTTCTCGCCGAAAGAAACTTCATCGCCCGCGACCATTCCGGAGCGGTTCTTGCCGACGGAGTTGAAAAACATGGGGTTCTTTCGCACTTCCTCGAGCGTCACGTGGAGCGGCGTCGCTCGGCTGCTGGACGCGTTGCGAGAGAACATGCGATGCGTCATCAGCTCAGGGTGCACATATCGCGGGTACATCATTTCCCACGTCACGATCTCGTTGCCGAATTCATCAACCGTTCGTGCCAGCCATGTCGCGGCCGCTACGCCGAGATATGCCGTTGATGCATTGACTGTAAAGTTCATTTCTTCCTCCATGCCTCGAGGATCGGCTCTTCGGCAATCCGATTGAGCTGTCGATCGACCTTCTTCATTTGTGCTCGTGCGACTTCGCCATGCAGTTCCGGCACGAGAATCTTCAGCTGATCGATCATGATCGTGACGTCTGCCAGCTCTTCGGCCATTGCCTTGAAATTCACTTTCGTGGGCTGAAGCGTGTAGCGGGTGATCGCGGCAATCGCTTCGCCGAGTTCTTCGTTCGCCTTCGCGAGCTGGTGCATCGGGCCGTAGTGCTCGGCGATCTCGCGGACCTTTTCGCCGTAAGGGATCGTTTTCATCTTTCGATCCTCACTTGACGGGAACAAACGGAACCGTCGCGCTGTCAGTCATGTAGACAGGAAGGACGCCATTCCACTTGTCGATGGCATTGAGCTGAAGAATGCCTGGGTTGTCTCGAAGCGCCTTGGCCTTGATAGCGATGGCTTCGGCTTCTGCACGTGCGCGGGTCAGACGGGCGTCGGCTTCACCCTGAGCGGCCACACGAACCTTCTCGGCTTCGGCCTTCGACTGAGCGACTTCGTTTTCACGAAGGAGTGCGCGTTGCGTCGCCTCGATCTTCGCGTTGATCGACTGGCGAACCTGTTCGGGATAGCGAAGGTCCGTCATCCAGGACAACTTCACAATGCGGACGCCGACCGGATCAAGCTTCTTGCGGATGTCGGCAGTCACGCTTTCGAGAAGCTTTGTTTTGCCGCCCTGCGTCAGCTGGTTGATGTCCATGCTCACGGCATTCTTGATGAGCGCGTCGGAGATGTACTGGCGAAGATTGACGTCGGTAATCTCGTCGATGCCCTTGCGGTACGTCGTGAAAACCGTGGCAACCTTTGCCGGGTCTATGTTGTATTCGACGCCGACATTTGCCCGAACGTCCATTGCGTCAGAGGTCTGGAAAGTGAACGGAAACTCGTAGTTCTTGAGCTGGTTAAACGTCGGGAACTGGTACAGCTTCTCGTTGATGCCGATGAAGTAGCGGCCGGTGCCGACAACTTCATTCTGGACGCCCTTGTCCGCGTAGAGGTTAACGCGGACGCCGACGTAGCCGGCTTGAACCGTGTTGATGTTGCAGGCGAGGTAGACGCCACCAACGATTGCGACAGCGGCCGCCGCGCAGAGTCCAATGACAGTAGTTTCTTTAAACATTAAATTTCTCCCAAAGCTGATAGATGATTAAGCCGACAAGGCAAAAGAAAAGGGTGAGTCCAAGAAGGATTGCGATGATGTCTGAGCTAGACAGCAGGATTGGCAACAGCACGACGAAGCAGCCGCTCAGACAAAGAAACAAAACCACGTACAGGAAAATCTTCATTGGGATTCCTTTTCGGTCTTCCCGGGTTTGAGGTCGTGTTCCAGATCGGTGATGCGCCTTTTCAGGATCGACTCCGCGACCATAAGAACCCCTCCGTCGCTCATGTACAGCCCGGTCTCTTCATCGAGGTCAAAGCACAAGTAGTCCTTTTTGCCCTTGCCGTAGAGAACGTGGAGTGCCGCGGAAGCGTCTCGGTCAAGGAAGATGTACGGGTCAGCGGCGGTTTTCCACTTCTTCTGCTGACGTCGGATGTACCAGAGAGCCTTTTTCAGGTCCTCGAGTTCGGGCGAGCCGTCCTTCTTGCCGGCACGGGCAAGGTACTTCACGGCATTGCCGAGACAGAAGGGCAGGCCCTCCGTCACGTCGATCGGTTGAACCAGATACCCTGCCGCTTCGTAGTGCTGAGGGTGGTTGATGTTGTCTGTCATTCGTTTTCTTCCTTTCCGAAGCCGTCGTTCGTTTCGATGCTGGTGATCAAGTCGTTCACGTCGGCGCGGGTGCTTTCGAGATCATTTTCGAGATCGATTGCGGCAAGCTGCGCGGCCTTCCAGTCGCCTCGCTCGAGCATCTTCTTGATGCCCTTGAGACGGGCCAAGACTCGAATGGGCGTGTAAAAGCTGATCATCGTGCCGAGTTCGTCATGGATGAGTTCTTCGCGTGTCATTTCTTGTCTCCGGTGATTACCTTGAAAATGCCGATTTGAAATGCTTCGTAAATCGCTTCAGCGAGGTTGTGAACGCCCAGCCTTTTGTAGATCGACTTCATGTGAGCTGATAGCGTGCGGTGCGAGATTTCCAAAACCTCGCATGCGTCCTTTTGAGTCATCCCTTTCGCCAGTAAGGACAAAAGCTCGACTTCTCGCTGACTCAGCGGATCGTCTTCTGCTATGCCTTGAATTGCCATTTGATTAATCCTTCTTGTATCGGTAAGCCTCAAACCCTGCTGCGGCAAGAGGCAGGTCAGAAGCCCACGCGGGCGCAGTCGACATAAGGCGGGACAGGTGCTCTGCCGAGTACTCAGGCGTGTCCGGGCACTCGGTGATCAGTTCGTCGTGGACCGAAAGCACCACCTTGTAGCCGGCGGCCTCGATGGCCGGCATGGTCGACGCGAGCACGTCTCGAGCGATCGCCTGACATGCGTTTTCAACCACCTTCCCGCCATACGAGCGAATCTCGCTCCACTTGCGCGTGTACTGGTTGATGCCGTAGTAGACGAATGTCGCTCTTTCGTCGGGCTTCGCTTCTCGTGCGCCGGGGTAGCAGACGTATCTACCCGAAGGGAGAAGCAGTGCGCCATAACCCGCGGACTTGCGGCCGAGAAGGACCTTTCCTGCACGGACGCAGCCCTTGCCGTGGGCGGCCATTGACCTCGAGCCTTCGTCACACTTCGACCAGAGGTTGACGATGGCGGGATGCGCCGAGCGCCACGCACGTTTGATCGCTTCACAGGCAATGAACGTGTCGGGCTTCAAGCCGGCGGTCAGGCCCTTGCTCTTGAACCATTCATAAGCGTCGGCGGTTTCGTTCCAGAACTTTGGCTCGATCGCTTCACGGGTGTGAACAGCAAGCTCATCGAGATCGAGGCGGTAGATGGACGCGAAGTTCAAGAAGGCAGAGACGCCTCCCTGATAGCCGAGCGACAACTCGAGGACCTTGCCGATCTGGCGCTGAGGCTTCGTGACTTCTTCAGGCTTGATGCCGAAGGTTCTGGCATACGTCGCCTTGTAGAGGTCAGGACCTTCGCCACGGTCAAACGCGCGGAAGGCTTCGAGCTTCCACTCTTCACCAGCCGTCCAAGCGAGAACGCGGCCTTCGATGTTCGAGAGGTCGGCGACGACAAGCTTCTTGCCCTTCGGTGCGACGATCGCGCCGCGGATACAGCTCGAGACTGTGGAGGTCACGTTCTCGTACATGAGATCGACGACGCCTGCCTTGATAGCCTCGATGGCGGCTTCGACTTCAGCAGGCTTGAGCGATCCGCGAGGCAGGTTCTGCGGCTGAAAAAGTCGGCCCGTCCAACGGCCCGTGCGAATGGCGCCCATGAATTGCAAGCAACCGCGAAGGCGTCCGTCGGACGAGGTGCAGTTCTGAAGCGCCTTGTACTTCTGGACGGAAGTCTTGCCGGTCTCGAGGCGCAGTGCGATCAAATCGCGGACCTGAATTGGAAGGCTTTCGTCATTGAGGCGGCGCTCGAGCGTCGACTTCTGCATGTCGGGCAGGCTGACGCCATAGGTCGACAGGATGTGCTTCAAGAACTCATCACGCTGGCCGATGGTGGAGACTGCACCGTCAGTCGCTTCGTATACGAGATCATTCGCACGGGCCTTGTCGGCGTCTGCTGCCTTAATGGCTTCATCGACCAACTGAAGATCGATCGCCATGCCGCGATCGTTGATGTCCTGATCGATGGACCATTCGGGCCAGAGGCAATAGGCCGTTTCGTTCCACTTCGGCAGCCGATGCCAGACCTCGCGCATGGCTTCGACGTCCAGTCGGCAGTATTCGCAGAAGTGCTCCCAGTCTTCGGGGTGCGTCTCGGCAGTGGCACGACGAATCTGAGAATACTCGGGACGGGGTGAGCAAAAGAGCTGTACGAGTCTGCGCCCGTCTTTGTCTTTCGCCTTGTCCGTCGGAAGCCCGAGGATTTCGCACAACTCTCCGAGAGAGCCGGGGAGACTGTGCGCATACGCAAGAATCATCGTGTCACGCCAGCGACGCGGATCCGCGACTTCTGGATAGAAGCGCTTGAGCATCGTGCGGTCGAAGTGTGAGTTGTGCGCCCACAGCTCGACCGTCGGATCATTGAAAGCATCCAGAACGCGCTGGGGAAGGCTGTCCTGCGCGGTCATGTCGATCACGGCGGCAGGCTCTTCGTCGAAGGCGTACGCGAAGAGAATGATCTCAACGCCTTCCGCGTAGCGATGCGTCCCCGCCTTGATCGGCGTTTCGCAGTAGGTTTCGATATCAAGAAAGAGTCTGGTCATGGTTCGTGTGGGTGCTGTTTATGTGTTAGAGGATGTCGTCCATGCTTTCGCCGAACGAATCGTTGCCGCCGGCGGAGAGGTCAGGGAAGTCATCTGCGCTGGTGGACGGACGGCCGCTGAAGGCGTCACCGTGACCGGCAAACTGGATCGACAGAAGTTCATGACTGACGCCTCGATTGCCCTTGGCGTCATACGCCCACGGGGAGCTGAGAACGTTGACCATGCAACCGGCATAGAAGAGTTCCTTCGCCTGAGCGAGCGTGAGGCGCTTGCGGTCGGAGGAGTAGAAATCGGGCATCGTCTTGGAGCGAAGCGTCAGGTAGTAGTTGCCGGCATAACCGTCAGGCGGGTTGTCGCGTTCGTCGCCACGCTTGAAGATCGGGCGAGCCTGGAGAACGGCGCGAGCCTTCTGCTCACCACCGAACTTCTCAGTCGCGAGCTTGAGGCATTCGGCTGCGTACGTCTTGACGCAAGCATGTTCCGGCTTGATGAGAAGCGTCAGTTCGAACTTCTCGACGCCCGTGTCGTCATTGCGACGCGGCTCGAAGATGTAGGGGAAGGCCATGCGGCCGGAAAGAAGTTGCTTCGACATAACAAAAATCCTTATTCAGAAGCGGTAGATAAATCGGGGAAGTCTTCAGCAGAAGAGCGAACCCACTCGGGACGCTTGTCGGACTCGGGAACAACACAGGGCTTAGGCTCGGAGCGCTTGATGTGCTCCTCCAGTCGCAACCACTGCTTTTCCGTGAGCACCTGCTGCTTGATCAACTTTTTGGCCTGAGTCGGGCTGATCAGCTTCTTCGTGTAGCGATCAGCGACAGGGACCTTCATGCGCTTGAGAAGCTCTTCGATCAGCTTTTCATCGGCCCAAACTCGGCGGCCTTCGCGGCCCGCTACGAGCTTGTAGCCAGGAATGGAGTTGCCGGCGAGGAGCTGTTGGAAGGCGTCTTCGCGGACTCTGTTGCACCACTGCTCGACGGCTTCGACGGCTGGAAGGACTCGAGCGAGTTCCTCATTCGTCATCAGCTGGCATGCGGGCTTCGGAAGGCTGACGCCTGACGACTTCTCGACGAATTCGAGATAGGCGCGGCATCGAGAGGAAGCGTCACAGAACTGGCACTGTGCTTTGCCGGGACAGAGGCACAGGTCCTCATCGTTCGCGGCAAGCTGAGCACGGGCCGTATCTGCGCATGCGCTGATCTTCTTCAAGAAAGCCTGAAGCTCATCAACGGTGAGCGCCCATTCGGAAATGTGATCGATGCGCGGCTGAACGATGACGGCGCGAACGCGCTTGATGTCGCCGAACAGGCCGCCAAACTGCGCATAAGCGGCACCCGCGTAAATCGCGATCTGCGGATTGTCGACGGCATCGATCTTGACGCCCATGCCGTACTTCAAATCGCAGACGATGAGTTCTTCGTCGCCGACCAGTACGGCATCAGCGGTACCGTAGGCGTCGGCTTCACCCGTGATCGACTCGATGCCGAGACTCTGTTCGACAAGAAGCGTGCCGGACAGAGTGCGGATGTATTCGACGTACGGGCGAACCTCATCAGCGACTTCACTGGTGCTGTAGGTCTTGGACTTCGGGAGTTCTGCGCCCATCAGCAGAGCCGCGGCAACTTCGTGAGCGAACGTGCCTTCAGAAGCAAAAGACATGTCCTGACCTGCGTCGGACGCGGCATGACGGCAGAGGCTTGCAGAACCCGGGCAGACCATCCAGCGGGCAGCGGAAGAGGGAGAGAGAAGGGCATGCGCCATATCACTCTTCTCCTTCGCTGAACGCCTTGTAGATCTCGGCATAGTGCTTCGGATCCAGATCCTTGAGCGTATTTGCGCCGTAAGCGGCGAGGTTCTTCACGATGAAATCACGTCCGAAGCGAATGGAAGCTTTTGTACCGAGACCGCGAAGCATTTCGTACGTGATCTCGAAGGCAGGCTCGTTTTCTTCGAACGGCGGTTCGTCGTCAAAAGGCGGAGTTTCCTCTGCCTTGCCGACGGAATCGGCGGCAGTGCCGGCGGTCGGAAGGTCCTCCGCCGCGATCGTCGTCACCTGCTCAGGAAAATGCTCCACTTCGGCGGTGGGGACAGCAGGCGCGGCGATCGCGGGGGCCGGACTGGCGGAGCACTGAAGGCGAGAGACAAAGGCCTCCAGCGCGGTTCGGACGGCTTGCAGTTCTTCGGTGTTCTTCTGAACTGCGAGCGTGTGTTCTTGGATCAGTTGTTCAATGGACATCACTTTCTCGACAAGGAAGGACCGTCTGCCGCCGTCATCGGATCTAGTGAGGATAGGTACAAGGCTCGTCTGATACCTACCCGATGGCGGCGGCAGTCGGATTACAGGAAAAAGTTGAAAACGCTGACGATGAGACGGAAGAACTCCTTCGAGTAGAAGAGAAGGAGAATCAGCGGAGTCATGACCACGACTGTTTGGACCAAAGCAATCAGCTTTTCCTGATCGTCGTCACCGGCATAGGATTTGCCGCAGAGAATGTCGAGAAGGGAGGAAAGCAAGCGCTTGCTGCGCGATGAGGTGTATGCGTGTGTCATGATGTATACCTAAAGCGATGCTTGCATCGCTTGAAAGATAGACTCATTATGCGCGCCTATATCGCGTTTGTGCGATAGGTGTTTACCCTTAAATGTTTCGTAAGGTAATAAAAAACCCTCCCGTGTGACAGGAGGGTTGGTGGGTTGACGAGTGCTTTTGGGAGGGCTATACTAGCGATAAATGGGGAGGGACTACCCACCCGGCGTTATGGCCTCTGGTTCGGATCAGGGGCCTTTCGCTTTTTATGGCTATGGAAAAACTTTTAGGCCGTTCCCGTAGTGGGTGCATTGCATTTCGCCTTTCCAAAATTTCTTTTCTAAGATAGGAAACGTCCTGTTGGGCCTGCTCTTGTCCATGACGTACAGCCCAACGGGCCTAGCAGTGAGATCGGCTAGCTGGAGGCCATTAGAGTTTACGGCCTTTGAGGCGAAAACAATGTCGAAAGGGTAGGGCTTCTGATTTCTATTTTCGCCGCAGCAGATGTCGCGAAAAGCTAACTTGAGAGCGGCGTCTTCTTGCTTCCCTCTAGACTCAAACACTATGTGCAACTTTTTGTTTTCGCACCGGTTGTACTTTAAGAAATCCCAAATCCTTTCCAAGCCGTATTGCATGGCGAGGGCGTAAGGCTCATATGGAATCGTGTACTGACTTTTCAGTGCCTCCTTACGTATTACAACGCAAATTAACGTCAGGTCAACGCCATCGATGATTTCAGTCAGCTCCTCTAAAAAAGCTTCTCGAATCTCTTTGGAGTGTTGAGAGAATATCCCTTCTTTTTTCCGGATCTCTCGCTCGTGTAGCACAACCATGTCATGGCCAAACGTTTTAAATTTTAGTTTGCTCATTGCGGGGATCACGGTTTCTGCATAGCTGTCCTTTTTGAAAATGCAAAACGACAGGACGAAAACGGGGAAGGTAGGAGAGATCTTGTCTAAGTTTGCATCTCCGCTTTCATCTACATAGACGATGTAGTCGCTGTACTCAATATCCACAACAGTACCTTTGGGTCGCTAGCTAAACGCGGCGGTTCCTGAGCGCTCGATAACTCTACCGATGATCTTGAAGTCAATTGACGCGAGAAGGTCTGGCGTCAGGCGTTCTTCTTCATATTTTGGATTGTCGCTTATGAGAATGATCGTGCCGTCCAGTTTCCGGCACAAGCGCTTGACGCGATACTCGCCCTCGACGCGAATTGCGTAAACCTTGAAGTCAACGATTCGCTCTCTGTCGTGTAGGTCAACGAGTACGTAATCGCCATGAGCAAGCAGCGGTTCCATCGAGTGACCGGAGACGCGCATTCTGGCTACGTGAGTAGGGGTGATTTGCATCTCCTGGAAGAAAGAACGGTTGTACAGAACCATTTTGTCTGCCTGGCAATCTTCATAGCAGGCTTCCGCGCCGGGGCCAGCAGAAAGGCGAAGGTCAAGCGAGCGAACGGCTACGTAGTCGGACTCGTCAACCGGCGGGCATGCGCTCGTAGCAGACGATGTTCCGGAAAGTAATTCCGATACAGACATGCTTAGCGCGTTGGCGATCCTGGCGAGAGTTTCAAGCTTTGGATTGTCGTTGGTCCCGTTCAACAGGCGAAACACTGTGGCGATCGGGACGCCACTTCTGCGAGACAGCTCAGTAGGCCCAAGACTGGCATTGCTCAGGGCGGCCTTTAAGACTTCATGAAGCATGTGAAGGCTCCTGATTGTAGATGTGGTTACTATAGCTCTGATGATAGCCATATTTCTCAAAAGCATAAGTGATTTTTTCACAATCTATCGCTCTAGATGTATACTCTCCAAAGATAGTGTATCGCTTTAGATGCAGAGCCAATCACAATGCAGCTTTTACCCCCAAACGAACTCGTGCGGCGTCTTGTTGCCCGCGGATTCTCTCAGGCAGACATCGCCAGAAAGTGCCGAACAAGCCAGCCAACGATTTCAAAAATCTTAAACGGCAAACAGACGTCAACCAGTTTTGAGCTGGTCGACGCCCTTCGTCGTATGTACAAAAAAGGGAGGCCCGAATGAACGTGTCCTTTGGTGCCTGCCCAGAAGAATGGAAAGCCTGTATCGGCGCAGGGCTTACGCGCATGCTGTTGCCGGCAGTGCAGAACCCGAACATTTCCGTTTCTTCTAGCTCCAGACTCCGCTCGTTCGGCAAGACGCCCTCGCGCATCAACAATAAGGGTGAGGCGACAGGCTTCCACGGCTGGACGTCTCATGTGTCCACGACCGATGAAATCGCGAAGTGGAGCAAGTGCCGCGACTATGGCATTTGCGTTCGCACGGGTGTCGGCGTCATCGCGTTCGACTGCGACTGCGACGACGAAGAGTTGGCGAAGGGTATTCACGAGCTTTTCGTTAAGCACATCGCGAAAGATGCGCCGCTTCGCACTCGAGGCGGTGCGCCGCGATGGCTTGCACCTGTCCGCTACGAAGGCGAGTACGCCAAAACCCGCATCTTGATGCGAGACGGCAACATGCTTGAAGTGCTCGGCACGGGCCAACAGTTCGTGGCCGCCGGCACTCACCCGAAGGGTTCGCGATACGCTTGGTCGGATGATATTGGCAAGATGCCGACCGCCAGCGCGGAGCAAGTGGAAGCTTTCCTCACGGAAGTGCAGAAAAAGTACGGCGTAGGAGATGACGCACAGAAGTCGACCTCCGGGCGCAAAAAAGGCAAAACCGAACTGACGCACGACCGCCTTGCGGACTGGCTTCGCGATAACGGCTATGTCAAGCAGGAAAAAGCGCCTGGCGAACTTGACATTGTTTGTCCGTGGGAAGACGAGCATACGGGCGGCTTCTCCGGCGACGGATCGAGCACCTACTATCAGGCGGGGACTCGCGGATATTCGGAGCCTGCGTTCAAGTGCCTGCACGGCCACTGCGCTCATCGCAACATTTCTGATCTGGTGAAGTGGGCCGTCTCGATGGGCTTCAGGCGCACGAGCGCGGATGAATTCCCTGAAGTACCGCTCACGAAAGAAGAAGAGCCGCTCTCAAGGTTCATGGCCGTCGGCGGACAGTACATCGATCAGAAGTCTTTCAAGATCGAGTCCTCGCTTCCTCCACTCGTGGCCGCTCTCGAGAACGGCATCTCAGGCTATGAAGTACGCTTCGATACCTTCCGAGGCGAATGCGTCGTCAAGAAGGAAAACGGTGACTGGACTGAGCTTCAGGATTCGCTTACCGTCCGCATGCGCCACAAGCTTGAGACACTCAACGGAAGCCCGTTCAAGCCAATCGCCAAAGAGCTGATGAGAGACGCACTCGAGCTTGTCGCTGACGATCACCGATTCGATTACATGTGCGAGTACCTTGAAAAGCAGGTGCCGCAGTGGGACGGCGTTGACCGCGTGACGGATTTCTTCACGACGTACTGCGGTGCAGAGTCGACTCAGTACACGCAGGCCGTGGCGAAGTACATCTTCTCAGCAATGTGGGGGCGAGCGACTTCACCAACAGGCATCAAAGCCGACATCGTGCCGGTGCTTGTCGGTCCGCAGGGTGCGAAAAAGTCGACGCTCGTTCAAGTGCTGGCGATCGAGCAGCGCTTCTCGTCTGAAATCAGCTTCGCCTCGAAGGATGACGACATCGCCAGAAAGATGCGCGGCAAGATCACGATTGAAATCCCTGAGCTGTCTGGCATGGGCCGCCGCGAAGTCGAGGACTTGAAGCGCTTCATCTCGCTTGAGTATGACGAGCACGTCAGAAAGTACAAGGAATACACGACGCGAACGCCGAGACGTTGCACCTTCTGGATGACGACAAATGAGTCGGAATTCTTGACCGACAGGACGGGTAATCGACGCTATGCGCCTGTGCGCGTCACCAGCATCGACATCGATGCGGTCAAGCGCGATCTTCTTCAGCTTTGGGCGCAGGGCCGCGATCTCTTCAAGCGCTTCGGCATCGAGCATCGAGAAGTGGAGCGCCTGAGCGAAGTCGAAAATCTTTCGTACATGCGTTCTGATGCGTGGGCAGATCCGATCCGCGAGTGGATCGACTCGAAGCCGTTTGATATGGCGACAGAAAAGCCTATTCTTTTGACGCCTTCAAACCTCTTGACTCTTGCGCTGGGGACGCCGGCAGGCCGCATCTCTCCCGCCGACAGCCGCCGCCTCGCGGCCGTTATGCGCGAGCTTGGATATGTGCAAAAGCGTCAGCGCGTTGATGGAGTCGTTCAGCGGTTCTACGTTCCAGAAGCTGAAAAGGACGACATTCCATTCTGAGTGTGACAGATGTGTGACAGATGTGTACCAGATCATCTGTCACAGCTCTTCGCTACTCTTACAGGCGAAAAGAAGCACTGTGACACTGTGACAGATGATTTACTCAAAAAAGAACAGAAAAAAGAGATAGAAGGAGGAGGTGTAAAAAACTGCACCTCCACCACCATGTGCATGTCGCTTCTGGGCATAACAATGGAGAGTTTCATTGTCACATCTGTCACACCTACGGTCTTTCGCCTGCGGGACAGGAAAAAAGGCGTGACAGATCGATCTGGTACAGATCTGTCACAGTCATGAAGGAGAAAAGTGAAAAATGGACGATGCGGATCGAGCTTTTAGAAGCGATCAATGGATGATGAGGGTGGCGCTTCAGTCAACCAGACGGTGTGAAGGACCAAAGCCGCGACTGGTGAGCTTGTGCCTCTTCTGCGGAAAAGAGATTGACCATGTGCCGGCAACGGTGGAAGGAATCAAGAAGGCCAGACGGTGGTGCGACGCGGACTGTCGCGATGCCTGGGCGAAGGAGCATGAACATGAGTGATTTTGCGTGGTTCACCATCGGCTTTGTTGCGATCATCTACCTGCTGTGCAGACCTTCCATCGACGTGGAGAAGCTTCGGGCCGCAGCCGAAAAGGTCGGTGAGGCTATCGACCGGGAGTTCGAGAAACGCGACAAACGGATTAATGATTTGGAATACCGAATCAGGGCTTTGGAGGAGAGGAATGGACGAAGCTGAGCGCATGATTCTTGAGGCGCGACTGGAGAACTGGAGCAGGTGGTCCAGAGAAGGAAAGCCGCAGGGCACGAGTTCTATCCTCGGCATCATGCGGGAAGCCGGCTATCAGCAGACGGAAGGGGTGAAGGAGATGCCGATCAAGATCGATGTTGCTGACGCAATGGAGATTGAGGCCGCATGGCGCTCGATGCTTGAGTCTCGAGAGAAGAGACTTCTTCAAGAAGCGTACGCCTCCCCGAGTCGGCCTCTGTGGATCACCTGCCGACGTGCCGGTATCCGCCAGGGCAGGTATGAATACCATATGTTGTTGGCAATGCGTATGTTGCACAACATATTGTGTCGTGCTAGAATCTGAACATCAGTTTTATGCCGGTACTAGTCCGCGCCGATACGCGAGTCATTTGGCTCGCGTTGCCGTGCCCGGGAAAAACAGCTCCGAAAAACTGGTGATGCATGGAAAGGCTCTCCTTTCGTTTGGGGTGCTAAAAGCGGCTTATCCAATACCCTCTGGATAGGCCGCTTTTTTATATGTTCTGATTCCTTATGCCCTTCTTAACGATATGCAAGTATCCCGGCTGTCGCAAGCCAGTAGCTCTCGGTCAGAAATACTGTGACCTGCATTGGGAGAAGGGCAGTGCTCGTGACGCTCAAATGAAAGCTGAGCGAGAAGCGCACAGAACCAAGCGCACAGGTAGTTCGACTGCTCGAGGTTATGGCTACAAGTGGCAGCGCATTCGAGCTCGAATCCTGGCAGCGCATCCGCTATGTGTTGAGTGTGAGAAGCGCGGGATTATCAAGTTGGCGACCGACGTCGACCACATCAGGCCGCACAAGGGGAATCCTTTCCTCATGTGGGACGAAGAAAACCTCCAACCTTTATGCCATGAGTGCCACTCGCGCAAGACGGCAAGAGAGGATGGAGGTTTTGGGAATCAGTTTTAGCCGTTGCGCTTCGGCCGGAAACGTTCCTCAATTTTCCTAGCTTCTTTTGGAATGCTGACAAGTTGAAGAACAGCTTGATTAATAAAAGTTGAAAGGGCGTCGGCTATTAATTCTGGTTGGAGTCCCGATTTGTCTAGCTCTTCAAAGGTGCCGGCATGAACAAACTCATTTCCGGCAAGTCTGCACGCGTTGAGGATGCTTCGTAATGGGGAGCCTTCAGGCGCTGCGGCCTTGATCTTATCAGCAAGGTTCTTCTGTTTGTATCCAAGCTCCGTGAGTAGCTGCTCTACGCACAAGCGAAGCATCATGCAGGCCCCTCTTGGTGATTTGCCAAGAATGCTTTGAGCCTCACGGAATGTTTTCTTTGCTTGCTCAGGCATGTCGTCATGGGGTTCCACCCCGCAGGCCTCTGGGTAGACCATCTTTTCGTTAACCCAGACGGAGATGCTTTCACAGTCCCTGCATTGAGCAACTGCGATTTCAGAGGCTGGAAAGGTCTCAGATACGATCGATCCGATCAAAACGGGTCGGTACCTGTTGACGGCAGACCAGTGCATCTCAGCGCTTATGCCGCAGTGTGGGCATGTGAATGACGATTCTTGAAAAACGGGTTGCTTATAAACACGCATAGGTTGGGGTGATGTATGTCAGTTAAAGAAAGAACGAAGTCGCTGGCTAAAGCCTTTGAAGAGATTGATAGAGCAAAGACTCTTTTGAAAGAGATTGAGTCAAGCGTAGAGTTTGCCGCCGCTGGTGGAGCTATTGATCTTGGCGGACTCGTCGACAAGACTTTCGCTTTAAAAGATGCTCGTGAGTCCATTTTAGTAGCGATAGTTGAGGCTGTATGCCAGCCGTCGGAGGGGGCGGGTCAAAAGTGACCGCCTTGTTGGCTCTAGACCGCGTCCCCAGCTCAATTTTTGTGCGTGCATTTCGTGGAGTTTTTGATGCCCCGTCCGAGAAAATCAGACGCCGAGAAAGCCGCGACTGGCACGCTCCAGCCGTGTCGACGCGCTCGGCAAATCGCAGTCACTGACGCGACTTTGACTACTACGCCGCCTGTCGGCCTGACGAAAGATGCACGTGAAGCGTGGCAACTCGCAATCACTTGCGCACCTCGTGGAGTCCTTACGGCTCTAGACGCAACGGTGCTTGAGCGCTGGGCAAGAAACTACGCGACTTACCGCAAGATCGCGAAACAGCTGGACCACGAAGACATGGTGCTGACGAGTGAGGCGGGGGTGCAGTTGAATCCGCTCTTCAATGCACTCGTGAAAATTCAGCAGGTGCTCGCAGCCTGCGAAAAAGAGCTCGGATTTACGCCTGTCTCGCGCGCGCGTGTGAAGGTTGATGCAAAAGAAGAGGAGCAGGACGAATACGATGGCTTCTAGAGACTATTGCGGGATCGCCAGGCAGTACGCCGCCGACGTTCTTGGCGGGAAGATTCCAGCCTGCAAGTGGGTGAAGCTGGCCGTAGATCGGCAACTGACCGACTTGAAGACGTATGCCGGCGACAGGTCCCTATATGTTTTCGACGAAAACGAGGCCAATCGAGTCTGTAAGTTCATCGAGCTTCTCACCCATACGAAGGGTGAGCTTGCCGGCACTCGCATCCATCTTGAGCCGTGGCAGGTTTTCATTCTGACCACGGTATTCGGGTGGTTGCGTCGAGCCGACGGCGGCCGCCGGTATCGACGAGCCTACGTTGAGGTGCCTCGCGGAAACGGGAAAAGTACCCTGCTGTCGGGTGTCGGTCTCTATTGCTTGGTCGCCGACCGAGAAGGCGGTGCCGAGGTCTACAGCTTCGCCACCACGCGAGATCAGGCGAAGATCGTCTTCGGTGACGCGAAGGTGATGGCTGAGCGGAATGCGCCGCTACGGAACAAGTTCGGGCTTCAGGTGTTGGCGAACGCGCTCTACGTGCCGACCAGCAATTCGACCTTTCAGGCGAAGTCCGCAGAAGGCTCGACCCTCGACGGCTTGAACACTCACTTGGCCATCATTGATGAGCTGCACGCTCACAAGACGCGAGCCGTCTACGACGTGGTCGAAACGTCGACCGGCAAGCGCAAGAACTCGCTGATGTTCGTCATTACGACGGCGGGGTTCGATACGTCGGGCATCTGCTACGAAGTTCGAACGATGGTCACGAAGGTGCTCGAGAAGAGCGTCGTGGACGAGACGCAGTTCGGGATCATCTACGGTCTGGACGAAGGCGACGATTGGACGACTGTCGAAGCTTTGGAGAAGGCGAACCCGAACTGGGGCATTTCCGTACGCCCTGAAATCATCACCTCCCTGATGAAGAAGGCGATCGCGCTTCCGAGCGCTGTCAACAACTTCAAGACCAAGCACCTGAATATCTGGTGCTCCGCTTCGTCGGCCTGGATGGACATGCAGGCCTGGGAAGCGGGCGAGATCAATGTCGATCGAAGCGACTTCGAAGGTCAGCCCTGCTACATCGGCTTGGACGTCGGAGCAAAGAACGACGTCACGGCCAAGGTGCTTCTCTTTCCGGTCGGCAAGTCCTTCGTTGTCTTCGCCGACTTTTATTTGCCTGAGGCCGCCGTCGAGAAGTCGACCAACTCTCAGTATCGAGGTTGGGTCGAGGAAGGCTGGATCACGCAATCCGGCGGTGCGATGACGGACCTCGCCCGCATCGAAGAGGATATCCGTGACGACTTGTCACGCTTTGATGTGAAGGGCATCGCCTATGACCCGTGGAACGCGCTGCAGCTCGCTACTAACCTCGGGAACGACGGTGCTCCTATGGTCGAGTATCGGAACACGGTCCAGAACTTTTCGGATCCGATGAAGTCGCTCGAGGCGCTGGTCCAGGACAAGCGCGTGAACCATGACGGGAATCCCGTTCTCCGATGGATGATGGGAAACGTCGTGGCCAAGCTCGATGCGAAGGACAACATCTTTCCGCGCAAGGAGCGCTACGAAAACAAAATCGACGGCGTTGTCGCGCTCATCATGGCGCTCGGCATTGCGACCAGCGGTGAAGGCGAGGTGAATCCTTTTGCAGATATCGTGGAGTCGAAAGCGCCATGCTTTTTTGAGTGGTAACACACATGTTTGTTAAACGATTAGTTAATTGGGTGGCAAATTGGGGAGGACCTCTCGGCACGGCCACGGGTCAGCAAGTTCCGCTGCCCATCGAGCCGATCCTTGATCAAACCAAGACTGTTACCCCTGATGCCGCGCTTCAAATCAGCGCGGTTTTTGCATGCGTCGAGCTGCTGGCGCAGACGATCAGCACACTGCCGCTCTATGTGTACAAAGACACGGAAGCAGGCGGGCGAACGCCTGATAAAGGCCGCCTGTGGATGCTTCTTCATGAGCGTCCGAATGCCTGGATGACTCCGTCCGAATTCCTTTCGGCGATGGTCGTGAACAGGATGCTGAGAGGCAACGCCTACGCTCAGATCATTCGCGACAGCGAAGGCGATCTGATTGCGCTTGTGCCTCTTTCGCCTGACCAGATGGAGGTCTCCATCACATCCGGCGGCGAGGTCTACACGTACTACCAAGATGGCGTGGTCTCGGTCATTGCACCCGAGAACATGATTCACTGGAAGGGCCTCGGCAACGGCTACATTGGTCTCAGCAAGCTTGAGTACATGCGAGCGACGGCTGATGAAGCGATCAGTGCACAGGACAATGCCTCGCGGCTTTACGGCTCTTACTCGAAGCCGTCGGGCGTTTTGCAGACTGACTCGGCTTTGAATGACGAGCAATTGAAGGCGGTCTTTGAACGCTTCAAGGGCATGTCCCGAAGCGGTGGCGCAGGCCTGTACGTTGTCGACCGTGGTTTGAAGTATCAACAGCTGAGCCTGACGCCTGCGGATGCACAGCTTCTCCAGACGCGGCAATTCAGCGTCGAAGAGATTTGCCGGTGGTTCGGTGTGCCTGGTGTGCTTGTCGGCTCTACGGCCACGACGACGTGGGGAAGCGGCATTCAGCAGATTGTTGAAGGCTTCCACAAGTTCACGATCGGGCCGTTGTGCAAACAGCTCGAGCAGGCTCTTTCGCGTCGCTTGGTCAATGCCGTGGATTTGAACACGACGATCGAGTTCAAGTTGGACGGCTTCCTTCGCACGACGCCAGAGGCACGTGCATCGTTCTACAGCACGATGGCACAGAACGGCGCGATGACGCGAAACGAGATCCGCAGACTTGAAAACCTTCCGCCCGTGAAGGGCGGCGATGCCTTGACGGCTCAGTCGAATTTGGTTCCGCTTGAGAAGCTTGGCATGCAAGAGCGTTCCGGCTCTTCGCCGAAAGATGGCACTCCTGTGAGGCAATGATTATGAAACTTAACTTTAAAAGCGTCCCGCTCACGGGCGTGGAACTCAGGTTTGACGAAGGTGGTCGGCGCTTCAAGGGGTATGCGTCAACCTTCAACGGAAACGACAGCTACGGCGACACGATCCTCCCCGGCGCATACCAAAAGACGATTGCTGAGAACATGCCGAAGATGTTCTGGGGGCACGATTGGGATATTCCGATCGGCAAGTGGCTCTCTGCGGTTGAGGACGAGAAGGGGCTGTTGGTTGAAGGGGAACTGACGCCAGGCAATCCTCAGTCTGACGCCATTCTGGCCGCCATGAAGCACGGGACTGTTGACGGGCTATCGATCGGCTTCCGTCTTTCCGAAGGCGACTACGAGCGCAAGAAGGACGGCGGTCGCATCATCAAGTCGGTCTCCAAGCTCTATGAGATCTCCATCGTGAACTTCCCGGCGGACGGCGACGCTCGCGTCTCCGAAATCCGCTCCGAAGAGATCGACGAACTTCAAACCATTCGTGACTTTGAAAACTTCCTGCGGGAGGCAGGCGGGTTCTCTAAGTCGACCGCGACGTCCATCGTCGCAAAAGCCAAGAAGCTTTTCGCTTCTCAGAGGGAGTCTGAGGAAGAGGAAAAGATGGCAACTCAACTGCTCGAGCGAGTCAAGAAGCTTGAGCTTTCTCTCTCCTAAATGAAAGGTGAAACTATGGCTGATGAAATCAAGCAAGTGATGGAAGCCCTCGACCGTGTCGAAGGCAAGATGGACGAGACCAGCAAGTCGAACGCTGCTGAGCTGAAGCGCCTCGGTGAAGAGCAGACGAAGCTTTCTCGTCAGCTGATGGAACTTCAGCAGAAGGGTGTGGCTGCCAAGCAGGAAGCCGAAGTTAAGACGGCTGGCGACAACGTCGTCGATGCCGACGGCTTCAAGGCCTTCCGCGACGGCTCTGCCCAGAAGGCTCGTGTCGAACTCGTTGAAACGTTTGACAAGAAGGAAGCGGTCAATCCGATCACGACGCCGACCGGTGGCATCGTTCAGGCGTACCGTCGTCCGGGCATCCTCGCTGGTGCTTTCCGTCCGCTCACGATTGAAGGTCTCTTCCCGACGCTCCCGATTACCACGAACGCTTTTGAATACGTCCAGGAAAAGGAAGCCGAGAACGTCAACGGCGCGGCATTCGTTGCTGAAGGCGCTCAGAAGCCGTTTGGTTCTACCGCCGTCGAGACCAAGACGGGCACGATCAAGACGATCGCTCACCTTGCTCGCGTGTCCAAGCAGCTGATGGCCGATGCTCCGGCTCTTGTCGCCTACATCAATCAGCGTCTTGTGTACGGCATCGATCTTGTCGTCGAAGATCAGCTCGTCACCGGCAACGGCACGGGCCAGAACCTCAGCGGCATTCTTACCTCCGGCAACTTCACGGATCACGGCATCACGAAGCTTGCTCAGCTCCCGAAGAATCCGACGAGCTTCGACCTCATCCTCATGGCCAAGTCCAAGGTCGAACAGGCGTTCTTCCGTCCGAACGTCATCCTGCTCAATCCGGCTGACTGGACGAACATGCAGATGGAAAAGAATGCCTCTGGTGACTACTACCTCGGTCATCCGGCTTCTGTCGCTCCGAAGTATCTTTGGGGCCTTCCGGTCTGGACGACTCCGGCCATTACCGCTGGCAAGTTCCTCGTCGGCGACTTTACGCAGGCCGCTACGCTTTGGAACCGTCAGGGCATGACCGTCGAACTGTTCGAACAGGACAGCGACAACGTTCAGAAGAACTTGGTCACGATCCGTGCTGAACGCCGTCTCGGCTTCGGCGTCGAACGTACCAAGGCCCTCGTCGGCGGCTCTCTCACGCTCCCGACGGCCTAAGTAAGGAGGCGTCATGATTGACACGTCTACGGCGAAGTCAGCTGTGACGCTCGAGGACGCAAAGCTTCATCTCCGCGTCGATCACTCCGCTGACGATGCGCTGATCGAGGCTTTGTGTCTCTCCGCTACCCAGATGGCTGAGCACGAGCTACAGCGTGGCTTGATCTCGCGAGAAGGGACGGTCGGTTATGGCGCTGAACCTTCCGACGTTCCCGCCGCGATCAGGCAATGGATTCTGATTCAGGTCGCTCATTACTACGAGCATCGTGAAGCCACGGTTGAAGGTGCCGTAACGCCTTTGCCGAAACTTCATGCATTGCTTGATCCTTTTAGGACTTGGAAATGAAGCGGCCAGAGATTGGAAAGATGAATAGGCGCGTCACGATCTCTGTCGTCTCTCACGTTCCCGACGCTTCCGCCGGCTTCACTGCTCAGGTGGAAAAGAAGGTAACGGTTTGGGGACAACTCGAGGTTGTCGGAGCGGGCATCTACTTCGGTACGAAGCAGGTCGAAAGCACTGTGACGCATCGCGTGACGGTGCGACGAATTGCAGGCAAGACACGGCCGCAGGATCTGATGACCGCCAGCACACTGACGATTGATGGGGTTTCATATCTCATCAGGCGCGTGGCTGATCTTGGCGGAGTCGACCGCTTCACCGTGATCGATTGCGAAGAAAAGGGGGTATCTGATCATGCTGGTAGGCGTATCGGTGGATCCTGGCTTTAAGAAGATCGACTACGACGGCAAGGCGCTCAAGAAGCCTCTTCGCAAGTCGGGGAACGAGGTCAGAAAGCTGGCTCGCAAGCTGATCTCCAGACAAGCCGTGTCTGAAGCCGGGCAATTCCCTGGGAAGCAGACGGGCACGATGGCTCAGTCAATCAAGGTCAAGGTGTCGAGGTATGGCTATTTGGTTCGCATTGCTCCGACGAAGACGGATGCCATGCCGGTCTACTACCCCGCCTTCGTCGTGTACGGTCATCGAGGCCCCAACTCGGAGACCAAGCAGGAGGCCAGAGCCCACAAGAAACGGTACGGCAAGAAGGTGGCGGCGCCTCGAAAGAACTTCGTTCCGGAGGCCGCCGAAATGTATGCGAAAACCTTCCAGTCGGAAATGACTGAAGCACTTGGAGAAGCGATCAAATGAACCTGACTCCAATCATAAATGCCTTGCGCCATAGGTGTCCTTCGTTCCAAAGGCGCTTTGCCGGCGCGGCCGAATGGGCAGGTCTGACGGTCGAGGAGGCCCCGCCGATGCCGGCGGCCTATGTCGTGCCGCTTCGAGAGGACGCATCCGACAACGAAAGCGTCAACTCGTATTACCAGACGATTACCAACACCTTTGGCGTGATCGTACTGGTGGACAACGCTGCAGACATCCGCGGCCAAGGGGCGACGGCAAGACTCGACAGCCTTAGGCCTGAGCTCTTCAAGGCCCTGCTCTCATGGCATCAGGAGCCGAAGGATGAGTTTTCGGAGATCGTCTATCAGGGCGGATCCCTGCTCTACATGGACGATGCTCGGCTGGCCTTTCAGTTCGAGTTCTCCTACGAGACCTACCTTGACTTCTTCGACACGTACCAGAAGGTCGAGCTTGAGGAGCTTCCAGACTTTGAGGGCATGGACGTCGACGTCGATCAAATTGAACCCTCCGCGACAGGAAAGCCGGACGGCAAACCTGAAGCACACTTAAAGGTGGAATTCAAATGAGCGTGAGTTTTAACACGATTCCGAGCGGCATTCGAGTGCCGCTTTTTTATGCGGAGATGGACAACTCTGCGGCCGCAACGCCGACGAGTCAGACCGCTTCCCTTCTCATCGGCCAGATGCTGGAAGGCGGGAAGGCCGAGGCCGGCAAGCCCGTCTACGTTTCGACTGCGGCAATGGCCAAGGAGCTCTTCGGTCGCGGTTCCATGATCACCCGCATGGTCGAAGCCTATCGAAGCGTCGACAGCTTTGGCCAACTTGTGGTGATCCCCGTGGCCGATGCCTCCGGCACGGCTGCGACCGGCAAGGTAACCTGCTCCGGCACAGCCGCCGAGGCAGGGACGATTTCCCTCTACATCGGGTCCGACCGCGTGCAGGTGGCCGTCTCCAACAAGATGACGGCCGAGAATGCGGCCAAGGCCATTGCCGACGCTGTCACTCTCAACAAAGACCTTCCGGTGACGGCTCAGGCATCTGCAAGCTCGGTCACGCTGACGGCCAAGAACAAGGGGACCTGCGGCAATGACATCGTCCTTGCCGTGAATCTGCGCGGTGCGATCAACGGCGAAAAGATCGTGACCGGTCTGGGCGTCGAGGTTGAGACGATGTCGAAGGGCGCAACTGATCCCGATCTGACTGAAGCGCTTGCGGCCATGGGCGACGAGCAGTACGACTTCATCGGCTGCCCGTATTGCGACGCGGACACGCTCGACAAGCTCTCCGAAAAGATGAACGACACGTCCGGCCGCTGGTCTCCCTACCAGATGATCTTTGGGCACGTGTACACGGCAAAGCGCGGAGCCGTGAACACCCTCGTAGAATTTGGCAAGACCCGCAACAACCAGCATGAGACCGTTGTCGGCATCGAGCCGAATCTTCCGACTGCTTCGGCGGAAGTTCTTGCGGCCTATCTCGCCCGAACGTCCGTCTTCATCTCGGCCGACCCTGCTCGCCCGACGCAGACGGGTGTGTTGACGGGTGTAATGGCGTCGCCCGAGGGCTCTCGCTTTGTTCAGAACGAGCGTCAGACGCTTCTCGAGAATGGCATCGCAACCCTCTACACGGTGTCCGGCTCCGTCATGATCGAGCGCGCCATCACGACGTATCAGAAGAACGCCTTCGGCGACGCAGACGCTTCCTATCTGGACTCCGAGACGCTTCATACGAGTGCGTACGTACTGCGTCAGATGAAGTCGATCATCACGAGCAAGTACGCTCGCCACAAGCTCGCCAACGACGGCACGCGCTTCGGAGCAGGGCAGGCCATCGTCACGCCCTCCGTGATCCGTGGAGAGCTGATTGCTCTTTACCGTCGTCTTGAGCTCGAGGGCATTGTGGAGAACGCGGATCTCTTCAAGGAATATCTGATTGTCGAGCGCAACGCGAGTAATCCGAACCGCCTGGACGTCCTGTTCCCGCCTGACTACGTGAACCAGCTCCGCATCTTCGCCGTCCTCAATCAGTTCCGCCTTCAGTACGCGGAGGAGTAAATCATGGGTAAGAAACTAGCAGGGACCTGCTTTGTGAAGGTCAATGGCCAGCAGCTCGAGCTTCAGGGCAACATGGAGTTCCCGCTGACGCTCGTGCAGCGCGAAACGCTTCTTTCGACTGCCGGCGTTGCGGGCTTCAAGGAAACGGCCGTTGCACCGTACGTGAGCGGGGACTTCATCGTGCCGACAGACTTCCCGATCGCAGAGATCAAGGATTCCACGGCTCAGACGATCACCGTCGAGTGCGCAAACGGCATGATCTACACGCTTTCCGACGCGTACGTGACGGACGTCATTGCCTACAAGCCGGTAGACGGCACGCTTTCCATCAAGTGGGAAGGCACCAACGGGGAGCTCGGCTGATGGAACAGACCTTTACGTTGTCTCAGCCTGTCCAGCACGGCACGGAAGAACTCATGGAGCTGACGCTTCGTGAGCCGACTCCGAAGGACGTGGGAGCGCTCGGACTGCCCTACAGGCTCCATGCCGATCTCACGTCCGAGCCCGTGCCGGCCGTCTGCACGAAGTACATCTCCAGACTTGCGGGCATCCCGACTTCGGTCGTGGAAAAGCTGGCGCTCAACGACTACACGATGCTTCTGTATCTTGTCGTCGCTTTTTTTTCATCCTCTCGCAAAGAACCGCAGGGGAGCTGATGAATCTCGCGTTTGAGACGGCCTATTGGTGGCGTCTCAAGCCGAGTGAGGTGATGGAGCTTCCGCTCTCCGAGCTGAGGCTCCACATCGATCAGTGGAACAGGATTCAGGAGAAACTCAAAGATGGCGAATAAGGATTTCAGGCTGACCGCCGTTCTGGCGGTGCGCGATACGATGTCGCCCGTCTTGGCCGTAGCCTCTCAGAAGTGGGAGGGCTTCAAAACGGCGATTGATTCGACTGAATTCGATGACCTCAACCGAAAGCTCAAGCTCGCTCAGCGATCGGTCCAGAACTTTGCGAGCGAGGCGCAGGGCGTTGCGCAGGCCGTAGGCGCGCCGTTTGCGGCCGTGGCCGGAGCTGTAGGCTTCAGCCTTCAGTCAGCTGTGACGGGATTCGCTCAGGCGGGCGACGGCCTCGACAAGATGTCCGCACGCCTCGGGATCTCGGCCGTGAAGCTTCAGGAGTGGAGCTTCGCTGCAACGCACGCGGGCGCAGCCCCAGAGGATCTGGAGGATGCGCTGAAGGATCTGTCAGAGAAGATCGCAGAGGTGGCCGGAGGCGATACCGGCGATGCCGCGCAACTCTTCTCGGCCCTGGGGATCTCCGTGAAGGACGCTTCCGGCAAGATTCGACCCGCTTCCGATATCTTTGAGGAGGTAGCGGATGCGATCCAGCGCAACGAGGATCCCGCCCTTCGTACAAAGATGGCCATGGTCCTTATGGGCGACAGCGGACGAAAGCTGATTCCCATGCTCTCGGGCGGCGCGCAAGGGCTTGACGACATGGCCAAGCAGGCGCACGACCTTGGTCTGGTCATGAATGAGGACGCTGTCGCGGCCGCGGCCAAGATGACGGACCACATGGATGACATGAAGGCCAGCGTCACGGCGGTCGGTCATGAGATCGGCTACCGCTTGTCCCCCATTGTCATCAGCATGTCGGACCGCTTCCGCGATCTGGCCGCGGCCAATAAGGGAGCGCTTGGGGAAAAGGTTGAAAAGGTCGCAGGATCGTTTGCGGATGCCATCGGAAAAATCGACTTCGAGGGCATTGCGTCCGCGATTCTGACAATCGCAGACTATTCGGTTAGGGCGTTCAACGCAATCGGCGGCTTCAATACGGTCCTTTACGGCATGGGGGCGCTCATCGCCGGCAAGAGCATCATGGCTGTGGTGTCTCTGGGATCCAGCGTTATCGGACTGGTCCAGTCCTTCGGAGCGGTTGCGTCGGCAGCGAAGGCGTTCGGCATTGTGGCCACGACGTCCATGGGGCCGATCGGGTGGGTGCTGGGCGCGCTCGCGGTCGGGGCCGGCATCATCATCGCGAACTGGGATCGGATTGGTCCGGCCTTAAAGGAAGTTGTTGGCAGCGTCGTCGATTTTGTGCCAGGCGCTTTCGACGTCTGCAAGGAAAAGTTCGGAGCGGTGGCAGGGGCGATCCTGACGACGGCGACGGGGCTTTTCCGAGGGGACTTCAAGACGCTGTTCGGAGGCCTCGACGATCTGGCGACCGCATCCTTCAATCTCTTGCCGGGGGCGTGGGGGAAAGCGGCCGTGTCCTGGTACGAAAGCGTCAAGGCAAGCGTTTCGCGCATCGGGCAAATGATCAAGGACTTCTTTGCCAACTTTGACTTCAAGTCACTCATGCCCAACATGGATGACATGATCCCGTCCGGCGTGAAGAGCTTCTTCGGCTTCGGGGTCGACAAGGATGACGACCCAAACTCCAAGGCCGCACGAATGGAGCGGTCTGCGGGATTCGCCAATCCTGTGTCAATGGAGCCTGACAGGTCCGCTCGCATGAGCGGCGAGATGGTCGTTCGCGTTGCGGCATCGCCCGGCACGACGGCGCAACTTGCCGACATGTCTGCGGACGGCATGAAGCTGACTGGCAACGTTGGCTATTCGGATCGATATGCGGAGGAGGATAGCTTCTAATGGCTGAAACTCAGAAAGAAGAGAAGGTGCTCTACGAGGCATCCTTCCGCGGCGTTCCGTTTCACGTCACGAAAATCGACTTGAAGGTCGGACGTCGCACCGTCACGCATGAGTACCCTCAGCGAGACAAGCCCTACGTCGAAGACATCGGCCGTGCGACGCGAAAGCTGACCTTCACGGCCTTTGTTGTCGGAGACGACTACATCGAGCAGGTGGAGAAGCTGATCAAGACCGTCGAAACCGAAGGCCCCGGCACGCTTGTTCATCCGCACTTGGGCGAGATGAAGTGCTGTCTCGAGCAGGTTTCGACAATCACCTTCACGGATGCGACTCGAACGGCCACGGTGGTTTTGAATGCCGTCGAATCCGGGGATTTGGAGTTCCCTGCCATCGGGGAAGACAACACGAACAAGGTGCTCGAGGCCGCCGACGAAGTCGAAAAGTCTGCGATCCAAGAGTTCTGCGACAGCATTGACCTATCGGCGGTAAGCGAATGGGGTGACGCTGCCTTGTCAGGGGACTTGCTCGACAAGCTCGGCATCATCAGCAATGCCGACATCGCGGCCATCTTCGACAAGGTGGATGAGATCAGCACTTTGATTTCAAAGGGCGTGAGCCTTATCAGCGGCGGCCCCGGGGCCTTTGCCACTCGGTTGATGGGGGCTCTCGGACTCTCGCGCTTCGCATCGTCCGCACGTGCCTGGTCCGGCATTGCGAAACAGCTCAAGAACCTGACGAAGCATGACAAACTTCGGGAAGGAACAAAAGCGCTTGCACAAGCGAACGCCGAAAGCACCGTGCTCTCGGATACTCAACGTGCCGTTCTCAAGAACCGGGCGGCGCTCGAAACGCTCATTCGTCAGGCGTTGATCGCGCAGATGGTCGGCGTGAGCGCGGTGGTCGGAACGAAGTCTGATCAGGTGCTGCCGGCCGAAGATGATGTGCAGACATCCGACTCGCTCGAGGCAACGGTCACGAAGTCGTACGACGACATCGTACAACTGAGGCAGGATCTGCTTGACGTGCTCGATGAAGAGCTTCTGATGACGACGTCGGATGAGTCCTATCTCACGTTGGAGAAGGCCCGCGTGGCCGTGTTCGAGACGCTCACGGAACGAGCAGAAGAAAGCGGCCATCTTTTGGTGGTTGTGCCTGGAGAGGTGTTGCCTGCGCTCGTGCACGCGTATGACTTCCACGATGATGCGACCCGGGATCAGGAGATCGCGATTCGAAACGGCCTCGAGCACGAGGGGTTCTGCCCTGCGGATCAACTGAAGGTGATGGACGATGAGTGACAGAGTCGAAATCCGCGTAGGCGGCAAAACCTACGGCGGCTGGAAGTCGGTCGTCATCGAAATCGGCATGGATCAGCTCGCCAGAGGCTTCAAGCTAACGGTGACCGATACCTTCCCCGGCAATACCGACTTCCATCGCCTTCGCAACGGGGATTTGGTTCAACTGTTCATTGGAGATGACCTTGTCTGCACCGGCTACATTGATCACGTGAACGTCCGATATGACGGCAAGCAGATCAGCGTAGAAGTCCAAGGGAAGTCAAAAACCGTTGATCTCGTCGACTGCTGCCCTGTGGCCAAATACGGCGCTTCCGATAGCTCCGGAGAGAATGTGTGGAAAGGAGTTGTCGTTGGCAAGGACGGGGCGAAGAAGGAGGTTCCTCCGGCGGCCGTGAAGACGACCTCTTGGAAGAACATCAAGACTTCCGAGATCATGGCCTCTCTGGCTGCCCCGTACGGCATTGCGGTTCATGCAATGGCTGAAATTGGCAACAAGCTCGCAGACCATACTGTCGTTCCGGGTGAAACCGTCCACAAATCCATCAACAGGTTGATCACAAAAGACAATCTTGTCGTCATGGATGACGAGGCGGGCGACCTCGTGATCGTCGAGCCTGGTGATGCAGGCGAATGTGTCGACGCGCTTGAACTCGGCAAGAACATCCTTACAGGAACTGCTTCCTTTGATGCGTCGAAGCTCTACAGCCGATACGTGGTGCTGGGGCAGCATGCCGGGACCGATACGGACTTCGGGCGGGCGGCCTCCGAAGACAAGGGGATCGAAGACTCTTCAATGGTGACTCGCCCTAGGCTTCTGGTTATCAAGGACGTGGGACAAAGCACCAAGATGACGTGTGGTAAGCGAGCCAACTTCGAAAGGCGGTATCGTGAAGCACAGTACAGGGCTGCTACGTACACAGTCCAAGGATGGCGGCAGAGTAACGGGAGCTTATGGAAAGTCAATTCACAAGTGAGGGTGGATGACGCACTGCTGGGGATCAGTGAGTTATTATTGATCACGAAGGTTGTGCTCCAACTGTCTTCTTCTGGCGCTACTGCGGAGCTTTCATGTACAGCGCTTGCGGGCTACAAAAGAGATGGTGCAAAAGCGGACGATAAGACGTCTTCTGAAAATTCATGGGTTGGGGTTGTCAAATGAGAAAAGCGTTGCTTGCCGTTGCTGTGGCGTTATTTGTTGTTCAGCCGTGCCACTCGAAGTTTGTTTGCGAGGAAGGTTTCAACAAGTATGGCGAGTGGGCCCCATGCCTGAGAGGGCACTATGAGCCCGGGCACGAAGAGGTTGAGTTGCCTGTTGATGCGAACCGAGTCGGTCAGGTCGAGAAGGTCCATAAGAATCTCGATGGATCGGTGACCGTCTGGCGGCATGGCTCTAGCGACACTGAAGAATGGGCGCAAACTGATGACAACACATGGGAGCGCAAGCGCTGACCATTTGACCAAAACACGTAATCGAGCGATCGTAGCAATACGGTCGCTTTTCTTTTATGAGCAGACTGTCTGATTTCTTCGCACGTGGCGTCATGACGCTTGCCGATGGTGCAAAGAAGATGCGCTCCGTGCAGGTGAGGCTTCTGGCCGACGAGGTGCGTGACGACCTCGAGCACGTCGAGCCTTATGGCTTCACTTCAGAGCCGCATCCGGAAGCCGAAGCGTTCGCGCTTTTCTTTGATGGCGATCGATCCCACGGCATCGTTTTCACGATTGCCGATCGACGCTACCGCTTGAAGTCGCTCAAGACTGGTGAGGTGGCGATCTTCGACGACTTAGGACAGAAGGTCCATCTCACGCGCGACGGCCTCGAGGTCTACACGCCTGGTTGGCTGCACGCGACTGTTGACAAGGATGCGGAGATCATTGTCGGCGGTAACGTTACTGAAACCGTAGGAGGTGACGTTTCTGCGACCGTGAGCGGCAATGTGACGCTCAAGGCCTCGGCTGTGACGATCGATTCGGCTTCGCTTCACATCACAGGCGCGACGACGATCGACAAAAGCCTGACCGTCCTGGGCGGACTTGCCGTGAGCGGAGGCACCGGCGCGAGCGTTACGGGCTCTCTCACGACCACCGGCGATGTGACTGCGGCCGGAATAAGCTTGATGTCCCATGTACACACTGAGCAGGGAGATGGTGCCGACACGTCAGCACCGAAGTGAGGCTTGCATGGAGTTACGAATCAATGGGGAAGAGGCCGATCTTTCCGACTTTCAGGCTGATGAGCTGGCGCAGGCCGTGCTGATCAGCCTTTTTTCATGGCGAAAGTCAGATGCCGACGATGGAGTCAAAGCACCGAAGCGGCAGGGTTGGTGGGGAGATACGTTTGCCGCAGTTCAAGGCGACCGAATCGGCTCGAGGCTTTGGCTTCTGCAACGGGAGAAGATCCTTCCGCTGACGCTTCAGCGAGCCGAAGCCTATGCCAACCAGGCTCTTAAATGGCTGATTGACGACGGGCGGGTCGAGCAAATTACTGTGACAGCCAAGCGCGGGGCTGAAGCGGGGCAGTTGGATCTTCAGGTGGTTTGTTTCAAGCGTCGGGGCGAGCGCGCCTTTGACGCAGTCTTCAAGGATGTTTTAAATGGCGTTTGAAAGACCGACAATCCAAGAGCTGATCGCTCGCGTCCAATCGGATGCTGAGAGCAGGCTTGGACAAAAGGCAATGAGGTGGACGCTCGTGCCCGTACTCAGCCGCGTGATTGCGGGCGTTTCGCACACGCTTCACGGGCACATCAACTTCATCCTTCGGCAGATATTCAGTTCCACCGCTGAGGGAGCCTATCTGGAACGACGGGCCTCCGAGTACGGGATCTATCGAAAAGCGGCGTCGTACGCAACAGGCGTGGTGACGTTCGTAGGCTTGGGTGTGGTGCCGGAGGGGACGCTGCTTCAGACAGGCGACGGCGCGGTCTATGTGACGACGGCTGACAGCTCCGATGGGGAGGCACCGATCAAGGCTTCTGCGGCCGGTGCATCCGGGAATGCTGATGCCGGCATGGAACTCACGCTCATCTCGCCTGTGGAGGGTGTTCAGTCGACGTGTACGGCTGGCGAACTGACGGGCGGGGCCGATGCTGAGGATGATGAGGCATTGAGAGAACGCCTGCTGTTCCGTCAGAAGTCTCCACCGAAGGCGGGCACGAAGCAGGACTACGTGAAGTGGGCGCTTGAGGTGCCGGGTGTGACGCGGGCGTGGTGCTTCCCGAAGGAGATGGGGCAAGGGCATGTCACGGTGCGCTTCATGACGGACGGCATGACACAAGACGGAATCCCTAATGAAACGATGGTGAAGACCGTCACAGCGTACATCGAAGAGGAGATGCCAGTTACTACGGTGCTTCATGTGGTGGCCCCCATCCCGAAGAAGCTCGATATGACCATTGACATCTTGCCGGACACGGAAAACCTTCGGCAGCAGGTAGAGGGAGCCATTGCTCAAACAATTGTCGCTGAAGCTGCGCCCTCAGGTGCGATTTTGCTCACGTCGCTGAATCGAGCCGTAGCAGGCGTATCGGACTTGACGAGTTATCGACTTCAAGTGCCTGGCGACGACGTTGCGTGCTCGACAGGCGAAATCTTCGTGCCCGGCAAGATCACTTTTGTGTGAGGTGAGGCATGGGGTTTACGGAAAGTGACTATGAGCACTTGGTGAATTCGCTTTTGCCGAGGGGGCCGATTTGGCGCAGAAAGAAAGGCGGGATTCTCGATGCAATTCTCTTTGCGCTGTCAAGCGAGGCGGCCAGAGTCGATGCCCGCGCTCGTGCCGTCATCGAAGAGGCCGATCCGAGAACGAGCATCGAGGAGCTTAGCCGGTGGTTTGACGACCACGGTGTTCCCAGCGACTGCGTCGCAGCTATCGCGGACCCGTCCCTTGAACAGATGAGGCAGGAGCTGATCGCCAAGATCACGTCGAACTCAGGCTTGACGGCAAAGTATTTCGAAGAGCTTGCGGCCGTGCTCGGGTACAAGGTCTCGGTGACGACCTATTCGGAGCACGACGTAGAGCACGACGTAGAGGCTCCGCTCACAGATGCGCGATGGATCCCGGTGTTCACGCTTGGCATCACGATTGACGCGACATCTGGGTATGACGAACTGACGACAGAGTGGTCCGTCGAAGAGCCGTTGGCCAGGTGGGGAAATTCTTTGCTTGAGTGCTTGATCAGAGCGTTGGCACCGGCTCACGTCGACGTCGTTTTTATTTATCAATGAAGGAGAACGTAATGGCTCAAAAAGGTTTTTGGGGTTCAGGGGCGGTAGATACGCCGCCCGATCTTTCTACGCTTCAATCTGAAGGTTATCCGACATCCGGCGATCCGGCCAAGGGCATCCCGGCCACGAAGCCTCGAGCGCCGTGGTACTACATGATCGACCAGATGAGGTCTACCGTGATCGCGGCATGTTCGATGGTGCCCAAGGCATCTGCCGAGCAATTCCTCGAGGCCCTTCAATCGTTGAAGTGGATAAAGGACAAAAGCTTACCGTCGTCCAAGCTGGCCTCTGACTTCGCCCCGGATCATCTGCTGATTCGAGGCATGGCCCTTTCGGAGCTAAAAACCGTGACGCTTAAAGACCGTGAACTTGCCGTTGCAACCGACACGTACGAACTGTACATCGGTGACGGGGTCACGCAAGGCGGTCATTTGGTGAACGGGAACCAAATCACCGAAATCCAAATGGTCCTGGCGAAGCTGACGAACGCCGTCGCTACGCTCGGTCACCAGGCGCAACCTCTCTCAGGAGTTTAACTATGGCCCTGCCTAATCTCTCTCAAATTTCCGAAGCGCTCGACAAGATCATGCCCGAGCTGACGCCAGTTCCGGTCGGCACCGTGGCCTATGCGCACGAAGTTCCGACGGGGTGGCTTCAGTGCAATGGGGCGGCGGTTTCTCGCACGACGTATGCGCGCCTTTTCAAGAAGATCGGCACGAAGTATGGCGCCGGTGACGGATCGACGACTTTCAATCTCCCTGACCTTCAGCATCGCGTTTTGGAGGGAACTAATACCCCGAGCGAAGTGGCTCAGAAGGTAGAAGCTGGATTACCTGACATCACTGGTACTGCCGGAGATGTGCATGTCGGAACGAACGCGAGTGCGGCCGGGGGCTTGGAATGGCAAAAAGCGGGTAATCGACAACATATGCCACTCGACGGCATTTGGCAGTTTGGTAACTTCTTTCTTAGCGCATCCCGCTCTTCGGCCGTTCACGGAAAGTCTCAGACCGTACAGATGGCTTCGGTCCGTCTGCTCGCCATAATCCGTACCTGACATTACTGGTCAACAGCTGCTTTGGGGCTATTCCGTCATGACAAGTAGCGCGGGAGCGTTCGGTTACGCGGGCGGCAAGCTCAATCCGCAGATAGCCAAGGGGTTGGATACATCGGCCGAAACGTATTCGGATATTGCGTTTGCCGCCAGCCGCAGTGCGGCAACATTCGGCAGGTCTGCTACGGTACAGCCGTCGGCGATTAGGCTTCTAGCCATTATCCGTACCTGACATTACAGGCTTTCAGCATACGTGGGGCTGGATTGTCAACCCGTCGTGTAGCGGTGCCCTTTATCCGGGTGGCAACACTGGTCATCCTAAGCAAGGGGTAGAAAATAGCGATACCACATATGACACGCTCTTCCTTGCCGCTTCTCGTGCCAATGGGATTCACGGCAAATCCGATACGGTGCAACCGTCCAGTCTCCGACTGATGCCAATCATTCGCACCTGACATTACGGGTAGTAAGCTTTTCTGGGGCTATCCCGTGAACGCCAACGGCAATTACGGTGCTTTTGGATGCTCTGGAGATGCAGGGCATCCTATTCTCGCTTCAGGCGTCGATCAGACGACTACCGCGCACTCGCATCTAACATTCTCAGCGAAGAACTCAACGGCGCTTTACGGACAGGCTCAGACGGTGCAGCCTAACTCGCTTCGACTGCTCGCTATCATCAAAATTTGACGATTGCAAGTAGGCGCAAGGCGTTCGGTTGAACCGTTTTGGCCTTGCTGTACAGGGCGTTCGATTTGCAAGCGGCGAAGTCTGCGCGTCCGTGGTACTGGACGGCTCTAGAACTATCGTACTGAGCGAAACTTCCGTTTGGATTATCAATTCGCCTATCGGTAAACGCACCGCTTGCGTTAAATGCAAGACAAGCCGAAGTGCTGTTGGTATCCATGTCGAGCCAACCGCTGATGTCAGGCCTTGATGATGGCTAAAAGCCTGAGAGACGCAGGCTGAACAGTCG